AAAATGGTTTATTGCTACCTAAAACTATCAGTTCTGATGCCATGTATTGTTTAAATAGTTTACAAACTATTTACGGAGGAACCGTTATATATGTATTTATCATTCCAGTATACGCTTAAGAAATCTGATAGTGCTAATCCCAGCCTGTTATTAACGTAATTCTCCATACCGTATTATTGGTCTTCATTCTAAGTAGCATATCTCACGGCTTCATGTTTACTTATGAGCCTTAATTCTTTATCGTTATAAGGCCTATTCATCCTAATTCTGTTTACACATATCTGCATCATATCTTCGGCTAATTTACTTACTTTTTCACTTCGTATGCCCTGTAATATGGCCTCCCTATGTAATGATGCATCTCTCATAATGTGTATATTTCTACCTGTGTAATGACTTTTGGTAGTCATCAATTTCTTCATATCTCTACAATAATCTAAATCGTCTAAAGATTACGTTTCAGAAAAAAACCATTTAGAACAGAACTCTATATCGTTAACGGTACCTAGTATTAATGAGTCTACTTTAATACATTATCCCATACCTGTAGGAATAAGAGTCGCGGAATCGGGTGACGTAGATGCTTTAAAAGCTTCATACACATTCTGCACTATATTTTTATCAAATATCATCACCAATAGATCATCTCCTGAGGCCATACAAAATATTCTATCATCTTCCCAACATCTAAAACTAATCAAGTGATGTCGCATGTAAGTGTAAAAATATGCTAAAGTTCTATAAGTATTTCCGAAAGTTGTCTCCAAATCTTTACCTGAGTTAGTAGTGCCATAAAACTTTATGTAAACATAATGCTCCCAAGGTCTCTTATTAGTTGATTTATATTCTTAAGGAAAGTCTCTTTGAAACATTTGAGTTACATAATCGCTCCAAACATCACAATTTACCTCTTCCATTTTCATAAACCCAAAATCAAATTCCATTTCCCAACTTCTAATTATTTGACTCCAAACATCATCTATGAGTCTATCTTTCCATAAATCCCTATTGTAATCATTCTACAACACTCTATAAAAATAGGGTTTCAGCAACTTCACGAACTTCAGTTCACCATGTTTCTAATTGTTTTTATACTATGTAGAGTCATAAGCTTTTCCGTCAGCGGAAACTACTCTACAGAACTTTCTGGTTTGATGAAACCTTCTTCTCTGATATCTCATCCTCTTCAACAATTTCT